ATCACGGCGGCAAAGTTCTTCCCGAAGCTGGAAATGGCATTGCTGACGGTCACGGGCGTCCCGAACACCACAGGGTAACGCAGGCTCTTTTGGCCAACGGAGGCGCTGAATATAGACGCCTTGGACCCCGTCAATTTGTATTTTTCGGCATTCTGAACGACCAATTCTGCCGATGGGGCCAAACACAAAATGTGCTTGCCCCCAGACATCGTGTTGATTGACGCGGCCACGGCGGCGATGATGTGGCTCTTCCCGCTTCCCGTCGCCGCCTCTATGCAGCACGGCGCGCGGCTGTGCCTGACCCACGACATAATGGCGTCGTGGGATTCCTTTTGGTATGGCCGAAGTGTCATTTCAGCGCCCAGTACGACGACGGCTTGCCGCGCCACCGCTCAAGGTCCGCATTCGGGGCCAGTTCCTTGATCGCCTTCGCGTAAGAGATTGACCCAGACTTTTCGACCTTTGATAACTTGCGACCGCATACGGTGGAATTCTTCCCGCCACACATGGCGACGATGTCGGCAAGGATTTCCGATTTGCGCTCGTCGGCGCGCAGGATAGCGTCCTGAAGGTCGTCGTATTCTGCCAGCAATTGCAGCGCCCGTGGGGTGTCGATGGCTGGCCGGACGTCCTCCACCTCGTCATCGCAGATCAACAAAAATTCCTGATAGAACGCCTCCAGCTTGGGCAGGTTTTCGTTGATCCACGATGGATCGAAGGTCACCCCATCAAGCTTACTGTCGTTCGGTGTCCACTGCCAAAAGTAACAAAAGTCGCGCCCAGTTACCAACATCTGTATTTGCATCTGGGCGTAATAGTGCGGCTGTTCCTCAACGGACTTGAATGGCACGGGCGCGTCATGGGCGCGCAGTCCGAAGGGGCATTTTATTTCGATCAGCGCGTCACTGAGGACAAGACCGTCTGGGCTGGCACCAAGCCAATCCATAGTTGGGTGAACCACAAAGGTGGCGGGCTGGACGGCGAGTTGGGTTTTGTACTCAAACGCCTCGCGCGCTTCGTCTTCGTGGTTGACCCCCCAGTTGGTGGCTATATTGCCCTGAAACTCACTGGGAAGGCCCTGCCAGCTTCGCACCATGCGGCGCATGGCCTCGGCGCGGGTGCAGTTAGGGTCAAGTCCCAGCACGGCCCCCACCATTGATCCAGTCACACGCCCCTTGCGGGCGGCAAACCACTTTTCTGATCTCTGTTCCATAGCTAATCCATATATAATGATAAGGGTGGAGACGCCCGAAGGCGTCCCCGTGTTTCGTCTCAGAACGGGATTTCATCCCCATTCAGGCTGCCCGCAGACGAGCGGCCAGCCGCCGCCTTGGCCTGTGCCGCCTGAGCCTTCGCCAACTCGTCGCTGCTGGTCCGCTGGCTGTTCTTGGGGGCGACAGCGCCGACCCAGTTGCCTTCGATCAGTTCGCCCGTAGCGCGGTCCTTCTGCGACCACACCATGACCTTGATAACCATAGGCTTCATCGTCAGGTTTGACGTCAAGTCATTGTCCGTCGGCATCGCCCCCTTGAGGGCCAGCTTTCCGCCCGCATTGGCGTCAATTGCCATCAGCATACGCTTTGCCTTATCCTGCTTTGCGATAGCCTTGTCTTGGCCTTTTTTCAGAGCGGCAGGCTCATAGTCCGAAACCCACAGCTTTTGGAAAACCTTGCGGCCCGCCAATTCTTCGGGTTGCAAGACGGTCCAGCGGACGTTGATGAACTTGTCGCCGTCAAGGTTGCGGTCCCACTTGGCTTCGTCGATTGCGGCCATAACTTGCGTCCCCTCTGGGATGACCTCAATCTTGCCGCCGCCAGCATCAAAAGCGCCATCAGTGCCTTCTGCGGCCAGATCGGTGTTGTCTGACAGTTTCCAAAAATCGCTCATTTCGTCACGTCCTTTTTCACATTGATAGGTTTGGGCAGATACTGGGCAAACGGATTGACCCCGATGTCCAGCGTGATCGGATCGGAAATTCCGAAACGGTTCTTGGACACGTTTGCGGCCATCGCGTGGCACACAAGCTGCCGCGTCCCGTCCGATACGGCCTTCTTGACGTCACCGTCGCCCGTGACGAATGTTTCCAGCCGGATGAAGCCGATAGCATCCACATTGTCGATGTATGGCAGGGTGGATTTCTCATTCATCCGCATGGCATACTTGGTGTATGGCGGCGCGTCTGGCGGCTCGATCCGAACAGTCTCGGCGTGGGCGACAAACACCACGTTCATACCGCGATCCATCAACATCCCGCAGCCATTGCGGACGCGCCGATGCAGGCTGGCGATCATGTCGCGGCCCGCGCCATAGCCGCCGTGTGCTTGGTTCAGGCTCTTTGGTTTCTTGGGGTCCGTCTCCAAGACGTAATCCGTAAAGATCGAATCCAGTGTAGTGACCGTGTCAATCACCACCGTCTGGTATTCGTGTTCCTCTCGGATCAGCGCCGTCAATTGCGCCCACAGGTCATCAACCGATTTGATCAGCGGAAAGGCATCAGGCATCATACCCTCAGAGACAGACCGAAGACCGTCTTCCGACCGAATGAAAATTGGCTTGGGGAATGTGGCGGCGAGGGAGGTTTTCCCTAGGCCCGCGTCACCAAGAATGGTGATCGCCACTGGGCGTGATTGCGGTTTACCCGCCGTAGCAAGAATACTCATCTTCTCTCCTTTTCTTCTTCTCTACGAGGATTGATCTACGGCACTATTGGGGGTATGTCAACAATTAGAAACAACAATCGGAGACGAAAGAATGGACGACATGGAAAACAAGAAGGCGGCTGTTGAGAGAATCCGCGCCGCTCTGGCCGACAGACGGATGGATATTGTTGCTGCGGAAACAAAACTACATTGTAATACGATCTCAAATGTGTTTCATGGTCGGGTCTTCCCCCGAAATCGGACAATTGATGTGTTGTCCCAATACCTGTTTGGATAAACGATGGAATATCGGAAGTTTTGGGAGGCTGGATACAGCGTATTCGGCCTCTATGGGCGTGGCCCAGATGGCAAGTGCGAGTGCGGGAACCCGCATTGCCCAGAAAAAAGCCTGTTCAAACATCCGCGCGTGAGCAACTGGCAGCACACGCCGAACTGGTCGGAGGAGCAGTTCGAGACGATGGAACTTATGGGCCAGTTTAGGACTGGGTATGGGCTGGTCACCGATGAATTTCTGATCATTGACGTTGACGCCCGAAATGGCGGACTCGAAGGTTTTGCGCAGCTTTCCCAAGACTACCCCGAAGTGTCTGGCGCTGGCATGATCGTCAGGACTGGGTCTGGCGGTGGCTCTCGCCATTTGTACTTCAAGGTTCCCAAGGGGATCGCCTTGGTGTCGCGGCTGTCAAAATATAAGGGCGTTGATTTCAAGAGCGGGTCATCCTTCGTGGTCGGACCTGGGTCGATCCACGCCAGTGGCGCGATGTATGAGGTTTCGGTCGGATCGGTTGACGAGATCGACGCCTGCCCGCCGCTGCTGCTTGCCGCCCTGACCGTGCCAGAGAAGCACCGCACCGACGTGAACGGCATTGACATTGACGTGTCTCACCAAGACCTGAGCGACATGGTTTCTCGCGTTGATTCGTTTGACGATTATGAAATCTGGGTCAAGGTCGGCATGGCCCTGCACCATGCCAGTGGCGGATCGGCGTTCAACGTATGGGACCAGTGGAGCGCGCAGAGCGCAAAATACGACAGGGAGGAAATGGACAAAAAGTGGCATTCCTTCGGTCGGTCGGCAAACCCCGTCACGCTGGCGACCCTGATCCACTATGCCGAGAAGGGCGGGTGGCAGCAGCCCGTGACCTTCATCCCCGAAGCCGAATTTGTGACCGTTGAGGAACCAAGCGGTGAGGTGGCCGAGATTGACACATCAAGCATCGACCTGCTGCGTCCCCCAGGGATTGCGGGCCAGATGGCCGAGTGGATTGAAGGCCGATCACGCCGAAAGCGCGAGCGCCTGTCCGTCATGGGGGCGATCTTCGCGCTGGGGAACATCTGCCACAGCCGATACATTGACGACATGGACAATGTCACCACCAACATCTTTGTGTTCAACGTGGCAGGCTCTGGCAGCGGCAAGGAGGCCGTTCAGGGGGCGGTGAAGGAAATCCACAAGGTCTGCGGCCTGTCTGCGGCCACGCATGGGTCGATCAAGTCCGAGCAGGAGATCGTCCGAAACATGGTGCGGCACCAGCCCAGCCTCTACGTCATTGACGAAATCGGGTTCTTCTTGAACAAGGTCAAGAACGCGCAGGAAAAGGGGAGCGCCCAATACCTCGAAGGCATCTTCGGGACGCTGATGTCGGCGTACTCCAAGGCCGATGACTTTTTCTCGCTGAGTGGTGACATGGGCGACGAGGTTCGGGCGTCAATGCGGAAGGAGGCCATGCAGATCGAAAAGGCTTTGGAGGAGGGCGGGCCGAAGCCGATCCTTGAGCGCCGACTGAAAGGCCTGATGCACCAGATCGAAAACAGCGATCAGGGGATCGAGCGGCCATTCCTGTCGATGTCTGGGTTCACCACCAATCACAACTTCGACAACATGGTGACATTCGAGACGGCCACCAATGGGTTCATAGCCCGCGCCATCCTCTGCACCGAGCGCGACACGACGCCGCCCCGAAAGAAGAACTGGCGCAAAAGCCCGATGCCGGAGCGCATGGTGGCTGCCTTGCAGCAAATCTCGATGGGCGGCAGCTTCGACATGACCGACGTGGCGGGCGCGAGGATCGAATACTATGGTGATCGGATCGTCATCCCGACATCATCTGACGCCAGGGCCATGCTGGAGCAGGTTGCCGATCTGTTTGACATCATGGCCGAGCGCCACAAGTCGATCACGGGCCTTGAGGCGCTGTGCCTGCGCGGCTACGAGCAGGTGGCCAAGGTGTCGCTGATCCTGTCCATCCCAGAGGGGCTGCGGACTGAACACCATGTGCGGTGGGCCTACGCGCTGATCCTGCGGGACATCAACGAGAAGATGCGGCTGGTCGTGTCCAATGACCGCATGAAGGACGCCCCCGCCGAGGCGCTTCGGGCGCGCATCGCCAACCTCATATCTGGTGACGACGGCGAGACGCTGGGCGTGATCATCAACAAGGGTCGGCCATTCAAGAAGGCTGACATCGAGACGTGCCTTGAGAAGATGGTCAAGGATGGCCATGCGCGCGTTGAGGAGGGCATTCACAAATACACCAAGAAACCGATCAGGCGCTACAAACTTTCTTGAAAATAGACATTGACTGGGGCAAAAGCCCCATGCTATGACACCCAAGTGAGGCATGGTGCCTCGCCATAACGGAGAATTAAAATGACACCGCATCAAATCATGGATACGATGGTATCTCTTGAAGAGCGCATCATGCTCAAGGGTTATTACCGCCCAAAAGCCACGTTCAGGATCAACTGGATCGGCTACCCCATGACCATCGACATCGAACATCGCACACACGATGGCGCTTCCCGCGAGACAAAGTTCGTCCACGCCACGCTGGATGATGGCTTTGAGGGTTTGTTTGATAAGGCTGATGCCTACGTCGATGGCCTCGTGTCCATTGAGGACGCAAAGAAAAACGCCTTCATCGCCGCCATCGGACGCCTGATTGACCAAGGCCGCGACATCGGCATTGACGTTGAATACATGAACCCGTTGACCGAAATGATGGGCAAGCTGTCCACCAACATCATCACCAAGGAGTAACAATGATGGAAAAATTTATGCAACTGGTAACGGCTGCCCTTCAGGGGGCGGCATCCAACAAAGATATGACGCCAGAGGAACTGGCGCAGCGGGCCATTGCCATTGCGCTGTACGTCGGCAGCCAAATGGCGGACATCGACGATGAAGCCGAGTGAGGTAAAGGAAGCGCGGAACGCCTTGGGCCTGACGCTTCGTGAGTTTGCTGAAATGCTTGACACAGACGACACCACGACGCGGAAAATGGAACTTCAGGAGGGTAGTTCCCAATATCGCCGCCCCGCGCCACGGATGATCAGGCTTATCGTTGCATACCTCAAGGGATACAGGCCAAGTGACTGGCCAAAATAGGAAAGGGGGCCTCGGCCCCCTTTTTCATTGCTCATAAACCTCGGCAATAACAAAGGACAGGTATTCATCAAGGCTCATTCCATCTGGAGTTTCCCTTACTATCCTCTCAACCGCGTCACGCTTCAGATAGCACATGGCCAAGGGCAGGGGGGGAAGGCCAAGATTTCGGCAACACACAGACCGACCCAGGCCAGTCTTCTTTGACAGGGCCATTATGCTCGTCTCGCCCTCGTCCCAGTCCTCTGCGATGGTGCGCTTTCGGCTCCCCCAGTCGCCACGTGAGATCGTTGACACCCTTAAAAATTCGATGTCGTTGTCAAGGCAAATTGCGCGAACACAAGTTTTGCTGAGTTTTAAGATGCTGGCGGAATCTTTCAACGTGTTTGAACTCAATATTTTAACCATGTCATCGGTGGGCTTTGCCCTTTTCCGTCTTCCCATTTCACGCTCCATATAATAAGTATTTGGCCACCCCATTACAGGGCGGCCCTTTCATTTGTTATACGCGCCAGCAACGCAATTCATTTTCCATGACGTGGCAGGAGACTTTCCAGTCCATCTTTTTTGCAAATGACCTGAACTTTGCGGCAATAGATTTTGCCGCCTTCATTTCATCCAATGTGCTGTATGGCATTGCGAAGCTGTCACCGACCCGCATGGGGGTAAACTCGGAGTCGATCAGTTTGCGTGGCGCGACTACGGGGATGTTTTTTTCGATTTTGATCATGTTCATTCTCTCGTTTTTGATGTGACGGAAGCCGCCGTCACTCGGATTTCATGCGCTGGAATACATCACAGCGTTTTGGGTGTTCATGGCCAGCCGTCCGCCAGATCGCATCACCGCTCAGGGTTACCGCATGGCCGTATCCATCTTTTGAATACCGCGACCCCGCCACCCTAAACGTGGCTTCCCACAGGCACTTGCCCTTCCCGTTGGGGTGCTTCCGGCCATTGGCCGTCAAATCCCATTGGGCAAACTTGCATCTTTCGCAGATCATTTTTCAATCTCCGATGGGATGTCAGTCTTTCGGCATCGGATCATTTTAATCTTGAGGCCATCGAGTTCAAACTGCTCTTTCTGAGCCTCAATGTTTTCACCGCAGATCGCGGCATTGCTGAATGGGATGTAGGTTTCGTACCCATCAAATGGCCCCTCACCGAAGGTGATGATCATTATTGTCCAGACAAAGGTCATCACATCACACTTTCGATGAAGGCTTGCGCCGCTTCAGCATTGATTGCATTGCCGTAACCTTTAAGGCGCATCACTCGGTTTGCTGCCTTATTGGTAAGAGGATGTTGAGTTTCGGCATAGGCATCGTAGGAAACACCCCAAGCCTCTCGTGCGCCCCATGCCAAAAGTGATGACAAAAGAGACAAAGCGTCTGAATATTCTCTGGCCGATTGTCCTTCCAATCCGTGTTGACGTGATGCGCCTGCAATTCCATCTTTGACCCACACGCTTCGCATGATGGCTTCAACAACTTCCTCGCATGATACAGATAAGCATTCCGGCTTTCGCCACCCTTGCTCCTCGAGTTGGCGCAAGAAAGAGAGCAAAAACGGCGTCTCACAAAGTCTCGGTATCCCTCCAATCGGCCATTCTGATGCCGCCTTCTCTCCATAGACGATGAGCAAGTCTCGCAGACCTTGGGTTCCGCTGATTTTATTTTCCACTGACCACGCATTTATTTTTTCCTTGAGGTTTTCGGCAAACTCATCGCGCACACGTCCCAAGCTTCTGGCAGACCCATCAGCCAACGGCTGTGGCTTGGCGACAACTGGCCGCCACTTTCCATCGCGGCAAAAGAGCCAGTCAGCATCTCCCCAGAAGCCGTTAGTCGGGCTGGGATGTTGTGGTTGAACGCTGCTGATGCCCCCCGCAGATTGTGCTTGCCCCACTCCCTTTCCGCGCTGGCTTCCGTTGATGGTGTCCATGTGTCCGCCACTTGTGGCGTCGGCCATCCCGATAACTGCGCTGCCATGTTCATGTCCAAGCCATGTCCATTCTTCGTCTCCCCGTTCAGCCAATCCTCCTGAGCCTTCTCGCTGTAACTGCGCGTATCCTCCGCCATCGGCGTCGGCCAGCCCGATAGCTGCGCCGTCACGTCCAGCGTGTCCGTGCTGATCTTTCCGTCCCTCGTCCTGCCACCCAGGTAGCCGCCCTTGTGATCCCGCGTTGAAGCTGTCGGCCAGCCCGCCAGCATTGCCTGCTGCTCGATCCGACCCTTGGTCACCCCCGCCCCGTCCATGATCTGCGATCCCTGCCCGTTTCCCCCAACGCGAGGCGTCCCCCAGCCGCTCTGCAACCCACCAGAGGCGCTGACGGATATGCGGCGCGCCGACGCCCGCAGCGCAGAGATCAACCGCCCCGCTGGCGTAGCCCGTTGCTTCCAAGTCAGATTGTACAAGGTCGAGCCAACCAAGGCCGTCTTTGCTTGCAACTTGCTCACCAAGGACGATGTCAGGGCGGCACTGGCTGATGAGGTGGTGGAAAGCTGGCCATAGGTGCCGCTCGTCAGCAAACCCAGCGCCTTTGCCTGCCGCGCTGAAAGGTTGGCATGGGCATGATCCAGTCCATACGGGGCGGTCATCTGCCCATCCTGCGCGGCGGAGGGCGTATGACCAGACACCAATTCCTGCGAAGAAGTGGCACTGTGTGAAATCTTTAAGGTCGCTTGGTGTGACATCCTCAATGCTCCGTTCATCCACCACACCATCAGCGATGTGGCCCTGTTTGATCAATTCCCGCAGCCACGCGGCGGCCTTTGGGTCGAATTCGTTGTAGTATGCGGTCATTTGCCCATCCTCCGCAGCACAGAGGCAGCCGCAGGCATACCCGCGATCTCCAGTTCCTTGATGCAGTCGATATTGGGGGCCACGACCTTTGGCATGGTGCGGTCTGCCAGCAGGTCGATCTCGGCGTTCTTGGATGCAATCTTCCTGCCGTATTCGTTGATTGTGTCGTCCAGACGCTCGATGTGGGCGAGCGCCAACAGGGATAGGGCCGACCCATCGGTCAGAAGTGCCTTGTGCAGGTCGGCGCTCATTTTTTTCTCCCAATTGTAATATCAACATCATTGACGATGCAGATAAGCATGGCAAAAAAGCCAAAACCTGAACCGACAACGGTGGACACAACTGCAAAATGCTGTGGTGTGGACCACTCACCACCCGACAGGTAGAACATTGACCGAAGAAGGCCGAGAACAGCATATGGCATGACGAACGGCAGGAGATAAATCAGGTTGATCCTCATGCTGGCACCTCTTCCATCGCGCGTTCCCAGTCGCAATAGCCCGTGTCGCGCAGGATTTCCACAGCCCGTGCTGCTTGTTGTGGGGTCGCGTACCATGCCTCATCGTGATCTGGGTAGCACAAACAATAAACTTCATCGGCGTAAATGCCTGCGGGAGTTATGGTCATCACGGCATCCTCCACCCCCATCTTGCGGGTGTCTCTGTTGTGGTGTTGGACCCACCCGCCGATGCAACATGCGGAGCCACAATGATGTTCTGTATCCTCTCGGCTTTCATAGGTGTTTTGCATATCAAACCCCAGCTTGCGGCGGGGGCTGTCGTTGTCGAGTTGCTTCAGGAACTCAGCGAGTTCGGTCAGGTTGTTCAGTTTCATGTTCATGCCTCCGACGCGGCGCGATCAGCCGCAAATTCAGTCATGCGCTCGACGACGTCTTTGCCGAGCAGCGCCACGGTTTCGCTGGGCGTCATAACCATGCCGCCGACGATGGCCTTGTCCAGAATGGCGAAACCAATAGCGTATTCGTGGCCGTAGTTGTCGCATTCCATTTCGGTGTAGGTGCCGAAGTGGAATTCAACGGGGCGCTCGTCGTCGCCACCGATCAATTCGTTAACTGTATTTTCGTTGATGATCATGTTTTCATTTCCTCAAGTTAAAGTTCATGTTGCCTAGATAGATGATTAAGAAAGTGGTGTCAACAGTGAAAATAGTTGTTGCAATTAGGTCCAACAAGATTTATCTAGATCACACGAGGCAGTGAGCCTCGCCACACACACTGGAGAACGACAATGACCATTTCCCTCGCAGACCGCTACGCCGCCGCCAAATGCGCCCTGGACGCAGCCACGGCGGCGCTGGACGCCCTCAAGGCCGAAGTTAAGGCCTTGGGTGCCGAAAACATCGTGGGGGTCACCTGTGACCTCAAATTGACCCTGTCCGAGCAAATGCGCCTCGATCAGGCTCTGCTGAAATCGTTCCTGACCGATGACCAGATCAACGCCTGCAAAAAGCCGATCTTGGTTGAGACGATCCGCGTCAAGGCCAAGGGCCTGTAATCATCATCGGGGGCTGCGGCCCCCACATATTTTGGAGGATGAAATGAGCGACTTTAACGTACAGGTGAAGGTCAGAAACGGGAGACTGCTTCGCGCTATTCGGGAGAGATATGGATCGGTGACGGAAATGAGCCGCCAGTCTGGGGTCAATCTCCACACCATTTCTTTGTTTGTGAATCTCAAGTATTCCCCGATCTTGAAAAACGGCGAATGGTCCGAGCCTGCGTTTGATGTTTCAAGCGCCCTGCGCTGCGAACCTGAAGACCTGTGGCCTGAGCAGTTGAAGCGTATCGCCATCAGGCGCAATGTCGCGGAAATCGAGTCCAGCGCCGATCAGTTGGCGGTAGAAGGCCCGGAGCGCATGAACATGATCAGGGACTGCCTGACGAAGGCCCTTGGGGCCTCAAATATCAATGAGAGACACAGATTCGCCTTGCAGGCCTTGGCGGATGGATTGACGCTCGAGGAGACTGGCGTTGAAATGAATGTCAGCCGTGAGCGCGCCCGCCAATTGGCAGCCAGGGCTGCGGTTCGCACCCGATCGTCTAAATTTTTGCGTGGCTTGGAGGTGGAGTGAAATGACCAGAGTAACCATTGAGGTGATCCCGAATGACGCCGCACGGGAATATGCGGCAAACACCGACGGCGTTGAGGTGTACGACGACAGGATCGTCTTGGACGGGATGGCGCAGCACATCAGGGATGGAGTGAATTTCTTGGCTCGCATCGGCATGATTGAACGGCCAAAGCCGCCACGGCCCGTATTCTCTGTCCGCGATCCAGACAAAAAGCACCGACAGACAATATCCGCTGACCGCGTCTACCCGTATGCCGTCATATCGCGGGCAGACACTGACGCCATGCTGCGTGATGCGGTCGACACCTACACCAACAAAGAAAACGTTATGATGGAGTATCAGCGGTGTTTGGATTTATACAACAGCGAAAACTCGTGGCAAAAAATTGCAGGGGCGCAGTTGCTTGACGGCATCAAGGACTTTGAGGATTTCTTTCAAAAGTATTCGACGAGAAAGATTGAAATTTATCGGCAATCACTTCTCGGTGTCAGGGGGTACGATGTGGATTTCTGCACATCAATCGAGGACGTTGAGAGGGTCTTGAAAATCTTGCCGAGCAGGGTTCGGGTCCACGTTGAAACTTTGAAAACGCACAGAGAGGGATGAAATGGCTAAGTGGAATGTGGTTATCAGCGAGGATCAGGCGCGGCGGGTGGCGGAGAAATTGTTCCCTGATGACGTGTATGATCCGGCGTCGGCGTGTGACGAGGATTGCGAACACTGCGACGACCGACACCTAGAGTGGGAGGCCGTGGTGAGGCAAGTCTGGTCCGCCCTCCAGGTTCTGGAATAAACCGAAGCCCCGCCCCGTGCGGGGCTTTTTTATAGTGCCTAGTGCAGTGGTCAGTGTCCATTTTTTTGTCACTTTTTGGCACTCAAGTGATTGTTTTTCAAAGACAAATTGCGATGTGCCGAGTGTACAGAGTGGATAGTGTAAAAGAGAGACATATAGATAGATAGAGATACACCCTAAGACCTATACTTTTGGATACACATAGGGGACACCCTAAAGACACAAAAAAAAGAGAGATATATATATATATATATATATATATATATATATATATATATA